ACCTAGCAATCGCTTTTCGTTGCCATGATATTTAGTTTGTAAATCGTTGGTGACATCATAGTCGTATGCATGAACACCATTTTCCTCATAGTAATCCTCATCATCTTCATCATAAGGGTAGTCCTCTACATGGTAGTATTGACCATGATCGTCATGATATCTGTAATTGCTATCACAACAGGTTTCACAAACATCACCATGATTTTCGATATAGATTGCGTCATCCTGTAGTATGATTTCCTCACAATCTTCACAAGGTGTAAACCTATCTGTAATTTCGTTGTATATCTGATTTACCCACCTTTGAATTTTAGCAGTAGGAAAATCACCTTGCATCTGCTCAACAGTCAAAGTTTGAGTTCGCCATAGATTGATTGCGTTGTTTACAGCTTCGCGTAAGTTCCGAGCAAAGTCATACATTTCAGTATCACAAAACTCAAGACCGTCGTGAAAGTCATAGACATCACGATCACACTCATAGTAAAACATTTTGAGATATGCATACAATGATTTACCATGTAAAGTCGTGTTGCGTAGTCTAGTCAATAATGTAGTCATGTTTACCTCACTTTCATAACATTATTAAACACAGTATAATGATAAGTGCGAAAATGTAAATAGCACATTGTGTCGCACTCATCAAGAATTTTTCAAAGTCAATTTTCCACATATCAACCACCGTTAATAGTGGTGCTATCGACTTTGATCTCAGTATCACAGCTCAAAGAATTGTCAGCATATAGCGAAACAAATCCTTGTTTCTTGAGCAGTGTATTAAACCTAGAGTATGTAGCTGGATATGGTGATCCAGCTCGGTCTAGGAACGGTGTTTCAGTATTTAGTGAACTAAATGCGTATTCATATAGTGCTTTCACATTACCAAACACCTTGATATCGTCTAGGAAATTAGCCCTAGTAGTATAGACAGTTCTACCCATGATTTACTCCCCATTTGTGTCGTAAGTTATTGATTGTTAGTTTGTTATCCGTAAATTTTGATTTCGCTTCGATATAATCCATAAATCGTAGCTTGTCAAATCTGTTGTTTGATCTCGCCAATATGTGCGTTATATCCTCAACCATAGCTTTAGTTGGATTATGTTTCGCAATTAGTTCAGCGAACTCAATAAAATCTTTTCGTGTTAGTGCCATATTTACCCCCTGTTTATAGCCTGTTTAATTTCAGATACACTCGGAATTATAGAGTATGACTCTGAATTTCCTGTTGTTTTATCTACTACTGTAATATAGATGAGTTGATCTATTTTACCGTCAGTAATAGTTTTTTCTGTGTAAATATCTGATATCATCAGATTATTTTTCAGAAAAGGTCTTTTTAATTTTCCCTGTTTAATCATTGTATAACCTCACAATCTGTTTTTAAGTGTATCAAACTGAATTTGATAATCCATTTGACACAGTGTCGCACTTGGTCAGATTACCGACCAGATGCTAATTGCATAAATTTTTCATAATCTGGGTGAGATTGTGCCTTGCGTAGTAAAGACACCCGACCACCGTCAGCAAGTCGCTGATTTTCAGATTTAAATGAATAACCCATAAAATACGCTTTTTCTGGGCTTTCATACTTACATTTTTGACCATTGAAAATAGGTGATTTTCCTAGTGGCAAATAACCCCGACCAATGATCGCCATACTTGATCTCATAATAACAACCTCACAATCGCTAACTGTTTTTCAAGTGTATCAAATTCCGAAAGTATTGGAACTTGACACAGTGACGCACCCTCAACCCCCATTTTTAATAAAAGATTTGATTAAATATTAATTAAATAATCTATTAAATCAGTTGTTAAAAGTAGGGTTATTAAATCATACTCAGCAGAAAATTATATAGCCAAAGTGTCGCACCGATATATCGAACAAAGTTCGGTATATTGTCGGTATATCCTGTCAATGTGGCATAGTGTCGCACCAAATTTTAGACGCACCTCTCCCCTACGATTTTCACGCATCAGTGCTTCATGCCTACAAGTGTAGGTGTTAGCCCCCGAAGGGGCTATCATCTAAACTTATTTGGCTACAGTGTCGATTACTCTGGCAAACCAATATGCGTCATTTTGCCACACCTTGTATACAGGGGCTACTTTTCTAGCCTTGTATATCTTGTTAGTATTCGCACCGATCATTTCCTTAATTAAAGAAAATGATTTATTTTTTAATAATTTTCTTTTCATGTTTCAAGTCTACCACGACTAAATTTAAAATTATATAGCCAAATTGTCGCAGGCATTTCGGTCAGGTGTTCGTAGTTTGTTCAGTATATATGAACGATATACTAGAGTAATAAATTATTACACAGGAGCTTGACTTGGGTATATATGGGGGGCAGGGGGTTAAATGTTCAACCCCACCCCCAAAAAATCACACGCGTCGCCACACACATAATACAACGAAAAAAATTTTAGCAAAAATTTAGCCTTTTTTAAGACCTTCCTAGCTTTCCACCTTTCCAGGGAGTGCGGGGGCATTCCCGCGTTCCCGCATGTTCACGGGGTGTGCTTATGTTTGTCTATATATTCTTTGAGGCTGAGGTCGACCCTGTCTGATTTTCGCGTGCCCCCTTGACTGAGGAAATCCGCGAGCAGGTCGGAGAATTGATTGGGGCTGAGCCCGTGTGACAACACACGCAACAGGCGCGAAATCCTTCTCTTCATTTGCGCGGTTGATAATATACGGTGATGACCCATAGGCTTTACTGTTTGTGCGAGGGGGCACGCCGAGTGAGGTCAGCGTTTCAAAGCCCCCTCTCTTACAGGAGACACCCGCGAAGCGGGATAGCATAATGGTATCATAACACCCCTTGTTAATACAAGGGCTCTATGTTATAATTTTTTCTACATGGATAAAAATAAACCATTGACAGGTAGGCAGGAGTTATTCTGCCAGGAATACATCAAGGACCTCAACTCAAAGGCAGCGGCGAAACGCGCGGGCTACTCAGACAAAGTGGCAGACGCCAAGTCGTACCAGTTCTTGCGCATGGAGCGTATCAAGAATAGAATTGCGGAACTCAAGAAAGATTCAATGCGCAGGCTTCAGCTTGACGCGGATGATATCTTGCGCCGATTAGTTCGTATTGCAGATGCCACCGAACAAGAAGGGGACTACAATGCGGCGATTCGAAGCCTCGAGCTTTTAGGTAAACATAAAGCACTGTGGACAGAAAAGACTGTTAATGAGACAACCATCATGAATGCATTTGCATCAGGTAACTCAGAAGAAGATATCCAGCGTGACGTGGAGCGATTAAAAAGAATCGCGACACCCAAACTTAAAGTAGTATCAGGAGACAAAAAGAAATGATTTTAACACCAAGGTTAGAGCTGTACACAGGACAAGATGTGGATACTTATTCTCAAATAGTTTTGTGGGGCGGCGTTGCTTACATCACAGACTAATTCCCAAGTCACTGTTGAAGATAGAGATGCGGCAACTAGGCTAGCCGTCAAACAAGCACGAGATGATTTACTAGCATTTGTTATGCTAATGAATCCTAGCTTCAATGTGGGACCCCATCACCGTTTACTATGTGACGAGCTGATGAGTTTAGAGCGCGGCGAAACCGATCGACTCATGGTATTCGTATCTCCGCGTTCCTCAAAGTCTTTAATTACTTCCACTTACTTTCCAGCATGGGCGCTGGGGCGTAATCCTTATTGGCAAGAGATTGCAGTGTCTCACTCAGATGACTTAGCAACTAAGTTTGGTAGAGCAATCCGAGATATTATTAATACAACAGCATACAATACTATCTTTCCCAAGGTACGAATCAAAAAAGATAACCGCGCGGCAAACTCATGGGCGCTTGAAGAGAGCGGAAAAATGGCTGGCAGCTTCTTGGCTGCAGGTTCAGGCTCTGGTATCGCAGGTTTTGGTGCGCACTTAGCGGTGATTGATGACCCTATATCAGAACAAGACGCGTATTCTAAAACAAGAAGAGAACAATTAAACGAATGGTATGCTTCTGGTTTACGAACACGACTCATGCCAGGCGGAAAAGTGGTGCTTGTGATGACAAGATGGCACGAAAATGACTTAGCTGGACACTTATTACAGCAACAAGAGTCTTCACCCCTTGCAGATAA